AATCCATTCTTTTTTAGAGTCTTTTTCTTTAATAAACTCTTCTACTAATTTTAAAATTTCTTCCATAACTTAAATTGTATCGTATAACTGATTTTGTTTTTCTTGTTTTTCAATTGTTTTTGGGTGATATAAAGCAAAATATTCTACATCTGGCATTGCTGTATACATTTTAAATCCATCTAAACGTTCATGTACTTTATTTACCCACTGAATTTCAGGTTTATTCTTCCAGATTCGCCATTGATAATCAGGCCAATTAACCCAGCCTTCATCATTTACTCTCCAACCCCATTTTGCAATGTGTTCGGGAGTTAAACCTTCTACTGTGTTTACTCGAGGGACTAGGAAAACATCAATGTTTTCGTTTTCTTCTAATAATTCAGGTAAAACAGCAATTAGGTTTTCATTTGGGATTTCATCAGCGTCAATTTGGAAAATATAATCGCCTTTGCAAAAACTGGATAGTTTGTTTTTCCAGTCTGCAAAATGGCGATCAAATTTTCCTTTATGCCACATAAACTCTCCATTTTGGGAGTGGGAGCGAAGGAATGCCTCCACTTCAGGGTCACCATTTGCTTCATCAAATAAAATCACAATATTGTCTTGTATGCGTTTGTGTTGAAGCAAAAAGTGCACTAAACGTTGAATTTCTTTAAATTCATTACATACTGTGATAGCATAACTTATTTTCATGTATCTTAATTTGGTAATATTCCAATATACGAAAGGGCTTCAATATAATCACGCTCTTCAAAAAGTTGCATGTTTTTCATATCCATTTTGAATTTCATAAATTCTCCTGGTTTACCTGGGATTGGGTGGTTTTTCTGTTCTTTTTTAGGGATTTCAATTGCTTTAACAGCAGCCCATTTCCAGTTTGAAGCGTTTGTACCATTAGCAAATACCATACCTTGTTCAAGATTGTTGATAGTATTTGGTAACCAAATTAAACCTGTTTGAGGATCTTTCCAAGCTAAATCTTTATACAACTCAGGCAATGTTTCCATTTGTTGCATATAAAATTCATGGTCTTCAGTCATAAATGAGTTTGTCCAAAAACCACAAGATAAACTCATGTAGTTATAAATTTCAGGGGCAACTTGTACTTTATAGCACAAGTCACCTCCTGATTTAGGACAATTAATGATTTCTTCGTGTTGCATTATTGTTCTACTTTTTTAAGTTTTGGTAATTCAATTTTTTTCAATTTAGGTAACTGCAATTGAACTTGTTTTGGAAATTCAGGAATTTTTTCAGTGAATAGCTTATCAAGTTTTTCTTTCATTGCGTCAAACGAGAATTTGGTACGTGATTGGAAACCTTGACGTTTTGCTTTTTCAGCATATCCTTTATAATTTTCAAATACATCTTTTAAATAGTGTCCTACATGACCTGTATCTACACTAAACCATTCAGCTTCTTTCATCAACATATGATTTGCAGCTGACTCATGAACATTTGTCATTGTACCTGGTAGAAGTGTTGTAAATTCTGGGTTTAGGTAATCTGTATGTCCACTCCAATTTGTTGTGATAATTGGTTTGTTTACAAGTGAAAATTCGAGTAATGGACGACCAAATCCTTCTCCTTTAGTTAAGCTAACCATAGCTTTAACTTTAGAGTGGTTATAGATTTGATTCATTTCTTCATCTGTAAATTCACCATGTAACAGATAAACATTTGGGATATTGTTTGATTTTACAGTTGCTCTAATTGCTTGAATTTTCTTAATTAATTCATCTCGGTCCATATAAGAGGAACCTACTTGAGATGTTTTTAAAATTAAAGCTGGTTTTTTGGATTTGTTTTTGAATGTTTCGTAAAATGCTTTTATAAGCAAACCTACATTTTTTCTATCTTCACCTAATTGTCCTGGGATCCAATGTCCTACAAATAGATAAGCAAATTCTTCTTTTACATTAGATAAATCAAAAGTTGATTTGATTGGTTTGTAAATGTCTGTGTTAGCACCTTCAAAAATTACTTCACTATTATCACCTTTCCACTCAATAAATCCTACTGGTTGGTTTGTTTTTTGGTCACGTTTTTCAAATTTACTTTCTTTAAGTACTTTGATTGTGTGTTCAGAAGAACCTAAAATCAAATTCATACGACCACATCCTTCAACCCATTCAGCTGGTGCTACTGTTGTTTCAATTCCTGCTGTACATCCAATATTAAATTTTCCTATTGGTTGAAATTCATTTGGAACCGTAATTTGCATCCAAATTTCAGGTTGTGCTGGGAGTTGAGGGGAATTTAAAATATGTTGGGTTAAAAATTCCCATTCAGGGTGTGCTTGGATAAATCCAAATGGAGTTGCTCCCCAACGTTGAGATAAAATCTTAACGTCATATTTATCCATTTCAATAATCGCTTTAACGATATCGCGAGAACGTGCTCCATATCCACTATAAGTGTCGATTGGGCAACTAATTACAAATACTGGTTTGTCCATAACTTTTTAATATACAAATTCGTGATCAATTGTGTCTTCTTTAACGTCATTAACGTTGATTAGCTCATATTTTTCTCGTGGAGTCCACGTGTTAAATAATTGATCTATCGCGTTAATTGCTCTTTCTCCCATAGCTTCACCTGTAAAGCCTGCTTCATTTACTGCCCAATGACGACCTGTTTTACCAAGACCATCTCTTGTTTCTTTATCTAAAGCATATACTTCAGCAATTCGAGCAGCTGCATCTTCAGCTGTACATCTATCATCCCAAATATAAGGAGTTTTAGGTGAACCTTGAATTGAGCGGTTTGTTGGATAAACGGGGAATGCCCAGCAACCATGGTTTCTCAAACGTCCTGTATGGTTTGAAGGTAGTTTTGGAGTTGGTTCAAACCAATTACCATATTCGTCTTCAAATTTCATTTGGTCTTGCATTCCACCAGTTACATTAGCAATAATTACAGTTCCTGCTAAAATTGCCTCTGTTAATGATAGACCCCAACCTTCGTTTGATGTCAATAGGATTTGAGCATCTGCAATATTATACAATTGGTTTAATTGTTTAGTGTCTAAACGGTTTGTTGAGAAATAAACTGCTTCAGGATAGTTTGGAAATAAAATTTTTCTAACTGCTTCCAAATCTGTACCATGCTCACTTACAATTTCAGTATGCATTACCAAAGCACATTTTTCTGCTTTTTCTTTAGGCAACGTATCTAAGAAAATTCTAAAGGCAAGCATTGTGTCAGGAATTTGTTTGCGTCGAATGTTTCTTGAATTGAAGAATACAATAAAATCCTTTTCTTTACCACCAAACAAATTTGCTTTGAATTGCTCTAGTTCTTTTACTTCATCCTCTTTTTCAATTGGATAATACATTTCTTGGTTCAAACCATGAGGAACATATTCAATTACTTTTTTCTTTGCTTTCTCACCTAAAACAAGCTCATTGATTAATTTTGTTTGCTTTGAAATTGCCAACAACGCGTCACATGACTCATAAAACGCTTTATTGTACAATGGAGCTGGGTAATCATCCCAAATGTTCAAGTAAATGATTGGCATTGTTTTTCTAATCTCGTTTTCGATTTGAAATAACCATTCAAAATACCTTGGGTCAGTAATCAACATAATTGCATCAGGTTTTTCCATTGCAATTAATTGACGAATCAAATCAGGATTTCCATATCCGTCTACTGGATATAAAAATACAGAAGCATCTGTTAAACCTGTATTTGCGTTTGTGTCTGCAGAAATATCAAATCGTTTACCTTGTTCAGGGTGTTTGATTGCACCTGCAATGTTTACCCAATTGAAATGTTGGGCTGTGTTCAATACTAATTCACGTGCTACTGTCGCTACACCGGAGTGTACTCGAATGTCGTCACAAATTAGCATGATTTTTTTCCGCTCGTTTTGCGGTAAGTACTTAAAACTTGAATTCATATAACTATTTTGTTTTAAATGTAAGAAATTACTCTTCTGTCTCCCAACTTAAATCATTGTGGTTGTGGATTTGTTTTCTGAATTCATCACTTGTTAAGTAAAGATGAACTGCTCGTTCGCTCAATTTTTGGAAGCTAAACTTTCGTTTAATGCATTCTACTTTGAATTGCTCAAACAAGTCTTTGTCTAGCTTGACGCTAGTTAACTGTTGGTTTTTTTCACTCATAGATTTTATTATTTATATTATCGGATATACATATATGAGGAGATCAGTAGGTCGCAGAACATAGATGAGTTTTATAAAATGGACACCACTTGCAATTATTGTTTTCTCTTGGTTGGTGGTCTACATCTTTAAAACCATTGCGATCAAATGCTTGTTCTAAAAATGAATTAATCGTTTTAGCAACTCTATTTAATTTCACTTTACCAGATGTTGGTTTAAATATTTGAACGCGTTTGATAACATAAAGGTCACTTTCAAATACTTTACGTTTCACAATCATAAACTCAACATCAATATTATCTATTGGGAAATTGTATAGTTCAGAAAAATACTTTTTGTAGGTAATAAGTTGGAGTTGTTTGTTTTGATCAGCTTTTTCTTTCTTACCCCAACCTTGTCTACTAGTTTTGATATCAATAATCTTGATTTTGTTTGTTTTTTCGTTGTATAAAACAACATCTAAATACCCTTGGAACATTACGTTTTGTAATTTGGGGTTTGGAGTTACTATAATAGGAACTTCACATCCAACTAAATGCCATCCTCGTTTACCAAAATATTTTGTTTTGTCCTTTGCTAACTCTCTTATAATTGCTACTCCGTCCTCATAAAACTCTCTCAATTCATCTGGGGATACAAAGTGTTGGTTGTTGTTTGCTTTGTATTGGGTTTTATATTCTTCACGAAGTTTTTCCTCTAGCATTTCAGATGTGTTTAAACGATCTGCTGCTGCTCCACTTTGCTCATACATTACTGTAAGGTAATGTTGGAGCGTTTCGTGTAGTGCAGTTCCAAAAACAGTATGAATGGAAGAAGTAAATTGCTTATGTCCTTCTCTATATTGTAGTGACCATTTTTTAGGGCACTCATTGAACATAGACATTTGAGAGTACGAAATAGACTTTTGTGTTGCGTAGTCTATTTGTGGTAATTGTTTTTCTCTTACTTCTTTGAGTATAACAGGAGGTTTCTTTCTCATAACTTAAAGATAAAAAAAGAGCTTGGAAAATCCAAGCTCTCTTAATTTTTTGAAAATACCTTTGATAGCGGTGAAAAGTATTCTCTTGCTATAACTAGCAAACGGTCCTAAGCCGTCTTGTACTGGCTTAGTAATTGCTCGTTTTTAGCGATCATTTTAAGGTACTTTGCCAAATTGGTTTTGTTACGGCCTTTCTTGCCTTTTTTTCTTGCTTTAGCCATCTTATTTGATAATACCTGCTCTTACTTGCAGCATTCTACGTTCAGCGATTTCTTCTTCAGTTGTACCTACAATTGAATTGTAGTCGTCCATTGTTAGAACTTCTCCGTCTTCGCTTAAACCAATGATATTTTCTGCTAAATCGTGTAGATCCATATCTGTGTTAGCATCTTCACGAGCATATTCCAATAAGCGAATGAATAGAGGAACGTCTACTGTAATTGTATCTTTTGGGTTCATCTTAGTAGTTGTATGGTTCTTCAACTTCTTTACCTTCATCTAGAGTAGCAATTAAACTATATGCAATATCTCCATTAGGTAATGCTTTATATGTTACATCAGGATTTCCTTCAATAGTGGTTTCTCCACCTTTACCCATAATATATTCATGAGCATTTTTAAATTCTTGAGCAGCTTCACCATAAGCGTCTTCATCAGCATATTCCTCAGCTTCCCAAACACCATTTATTTCTTCACCTTCTTCAGAATCTTCTGGGATTGAAGTGTTGATCATATCATCTAGGAATGCTTCAACTTTATTATCTGATTCCATTTCCTCATTGATAGAGTATTTTTGGTTTAAAAAGTATTCGAAAGCATCTTCGTAATCTGTTTTAGCACGAGATGGGATTTGAGTAATTGCTCCAATTCCTACAATTCCACCTGCAACATAATGCTCGTTAAGTGAATCTTTTTCAGTATTTTCAACTTCTTGGTTAATAGCAGCAGCATATTCACTTTCTGTGATCACACCAGCTAGCATTTGCATGCGTAAAGTTTCTTTATCCATTTTAAGTATTTTATTATAAATATTAGCCCTTTAGTATTCGTTCAAGTTTTTCCAAATACAATATGGCATCCATATGCTCTTGCTTGGCATGTTCGATCCAATCTAAAACACTTAAATCGTTTCTATCTAAATCAGTGCCATATTTTTCTTTTCCAAAACGTGCTCTAGATACAAATTGATCAATTACTGAATCAACAATTGAGTCTGTTTTATGGATTGTTCTTGTTTGAAGTGGGTTTGTTGGATTAGTTCCAAATGTTTCTCTATTTGTTGTCATTTTTTAATAACTTATTTACTTCTTTGTCTTCGATCCCCATATCGTACAAAACTTTTCGTACACCATGTTCGCGTAGAATATCAATGTATTCTTCAGCTTCGCCTAAACTGCATTCAAAATGTTTTGCTACGTACTCTACCAACGTTGCAGGCTGTCTCTGTGTTCTTGATTTAACGTACTTCAAGAACGTTTTAGCTTTTGGGATCATCTCTCTATAAATTGTATATGTTTGTTGTTTGTTCTCGTATGGTAGAGTTTGAACAAAATTAGCTAATTCAACATAATTTATATTCATAGATACATATCGATGTATCATGTAAGAGTTCCATTTGTCCCACGATTCTTCTGAAATATTTTCGACAGGAGTTTTATAGAGGGTGATTTCATTCAACCACCCCCATATATCTTTTATTTGCTTCTTAGAGGTCAAGGGCAATGTCTTTATATTCCTCACGAATGTCTGGTGGAAGTGTATCTAAAATGATTTTTTTAGATTCCAAATCATAGAATACTGGAATTGGAATGAGTGAATCCTCATCGGCTCCAATCAAAAATTTAGATACTTTACGTAGGATAACTGCTTGTCCAAACAATTGTCCTCCATCATAGCCAGTTACGGCTGTTGTGTTTTTAAAATCGATGTTTAATCTAGGTTGTTCTTGCATTTTATTTGTTTTTATTGTTTAATTTATCTTTTCTATAATCTATAAAGTCAGCTATAAATCCAGCTGCCACAATTATGTTCAATCCAAGTGACATTACAATTTCATGTATGTCAGCGTATATTGTTGTCATCAAGTGGATATGACCGATTGTCCAGAAAGGTATGGCCAAATTTTGAGATATCCACGAAAGAGTATATCTTAATAGGTATTTCATAGTACTTCAATTATTTTTGCAATTGCAGACATTACGTTAATTTCTTTATCAATTCGGAAATTTGCTTGATATAGGTGCTCGTTTAGAATAATTGCAATTGATCCTTCCTTGCCTGGAGCATATTTTGGAGCATATTCAAATAAATTGCGATATAATTCCTCAAAATCCTTAACGTTTGAATCTGCTATAATCTGTCTAATGGTAATCCAATTTTTCTTACCTGCTAGTTCTTTCAATACATCTTTGATGTAGTTGTTTGAGGTCAAAACAGTATCATCAAGTACAACAGCATCATCTTTTACAGACATTTGTAAAACGTTTAGCATTTTACGCATATCGGGATAGTACTTAACGATCAAGTTTTTAATGTCTTCTGTCTCATATGATAAAGATAATTGATCAGCTAAAATCCAAGTTAAATGGTTATACACATCCATTTTTGTTGGTGGTACAATTTTAAGTACCTGGCAACGTGATTGGAGGGGATCAATGATTCGCTCAATAAAGTTACAGGTTAAGATAAAACGTGTTGAGCGAGAGAATGTTTCAATTACATTTCGTAAAGCGGCTTGTCCCTGGATTGTAATGAAATCTGCTTCATCTAGGATTACTACTTTAATGCCTTTCCAAGATGCAGCACTAGCAAATCCTTTTACTTTCTCTCGAATAGTATCGATTCCGTTTTCATCAGATGCGTTTATATAAAGATAATCGCAGTCTAGATTTTTAACGATAATTTTTGCTAGGGTAGTTTTACCTGTACCTGCAGGACCATAGAAGATGAAGTTTTGGATATCACCTTGGTCTAGGTATTTTTGTATTGTGTCTTTAACATTTTCGTTACCAACATAATATTTCAGTTCGGTAGGACGAAAACGTTCTACATATAACGTATTTTCTTTCATAACCGTATTATACAAAAAAAGCTTGCACTAGGCAAGCTTCTTTAGTTATTTTATTAATATTTTACCACTTTCTAAGTATCCAAGAATTGTTTGGACCTCCTCGGTAAATTATATTTTGTGGAGGAATTAAATTTTCTTGGGATGGATTAAATGCTACGTTATCTATTGCCCATGAAAAAAGTGATCTAAAACCAGCTTTAGGAGGATTAGCCCATTGAAGATCATTCCAAAACTCCCATCCAAATTTTTTTCCTACTTCTTTACCAAATTCAGTAAACGATCCAATAGGATCTTCACCTCTATTTTTATATTCATCCATAATACTTTTAATTATTTTGAATTTCGGTTCCCAATTTTTCATCCATTTTTCTTTTTTAGAAAGTTTTTGGTTGTTTGAATTGTTTTTTTCATTAGAAATAGAATCTTCATACCCAGGAGCAGGGTAAGATTTTCCAATTTTACCCATGGAATCTACTTCTTCCATTTTTTCTTTATATTGGCCCTCTGTAATGATACCAGCTAGCATTTGCATACGTAATTGTTCTTGTGTCATTGTATTTTATTTATAAATATACTATTCTATTTTATAATTCCTGCTCTAACAAGCATTTGGCGCATTTCAAAATATTGTTCTTCTTTCAACGTAGTTTTTTTAGCAAACAATTTTGCACGTTGATCTGGGTTTTGGAATCCAGTTACTACAAGTTTGTATTTTCTTTCACCGTTTATATCAACTGGTTCAATATCATAGGTTACAGTAGGTACTTCTCCAATTTCTTTTTGGAATAGTGTTCTTGCTTTTTCAGCTTTGTCTTTTGTATCTGCTACATAAGATAAAGGTGGAACTGCTTCTACTTTAGGTTTTTCTACTGCTTTAGGTGCCTCAACATCTTGTTCAACATCAACCAATTTGAAATCAACTCCTGCATTGTCCATGATTGTTTTCAATACTTTAGACAAATATGGTTTGGTTTTGTATGGGTTTTCTAGTGTATGAGGGAAAACAATTTTTCCATCTTTTACTACATAGTGAATGTCTTGTTCCAATTTACCACCATATTTTTTCAAATTGTCTGGTGTTTTCATTGGATAGTAATTGGCACCGTATTTTCCAATAATATCTTTTGGAAGTTCTTTACCTGATAGGGAAAATAAATAGTCGTTTAAGCTACCATCGTTTCCTTCTGCTTGCCATTTTTCATAGCCTGCTTCTGCTTCAGCTTGAGCTTTTTCCCATGCTTCAGGTACTCTGTTTTTGATATCAATTAACTTGAATGCTTTTTCGTCATCTGAACGAGAGTCCCAATCTTTCCAAGCAGCGCCTGCTTTTTGTGCAGGGATTGAAGGACCGAATGCTTTTACAATAGCTTGTGGGTCTCGCATGTTTTGTGCGTAAATACCGTAGGTTTTAGGGTCGTTTAAAGCAGCTAATGCTTTATCGAGATCAGCGGGTTCAACAGCAAGGTCATAACGTACCTTTACTTGTTGCATACCATCTTCTTCTCCTTCTATTTCGCGTAAGATGTCAGTCAATTTCATAATTATAAATATGTAAAAAAGGAGACCCGTTATTGAGGGTCTCCGTAAATGTTAAAGCGTTTAACGGGTTCAGGTTGGATTTCTTTTACCTCACTTCGTATAACATAAAGTTTACTGTCCAAAGGAGCCAAACGAAATTCTGCTTTTTCTTGGTTTGCTTCAAACCATGCTTCTAAAGCATCGGTAAGTGACTTGTGAATCACTTTACTTTTATCGTTTACGAGCACCCACTGATCTCCAGGGGGTACTCGTGTTGCGATAAGTTCGTTATATTCTACTTGTTCAGTTTTCATATTACATCATTCCCATCATTGACGGATCAAATCCATCTGATTTTTTGTCTTCTGGTTTGTCTACTACTGTACATTCTGTTAATAGGATTGTACCTGCAATTGAAGATGCGTTCAATAAAGCGTTTTTAGTTACTTTATGTGGATCGATTACACCTGCTTCTTTCATATCTACAATCGTTTCAGATTTGATATCCAAACCATACCATTGGAAGTTTTCTTTGTCGCTAAGATCTCCAATTTTGTGTTTGAAATAGTAGATATCTTGATCAGCGTGTCCAGCGTTTGTTAAAATAGTTTCAAACGGTTTACCACATGCTTTGTAAACTAATGTTTTACCATATTTGAAATCATCTGATTCGTCTTTTTTATAGGTAATACCTTCACGAGCATGGAGCAATGCAGCACCTCCACCTGGTACAATACCGTCTTCAAGGGCACATTGTGTAGCGTGTAAAGCATCATCAACGCGGTCTTTTTTCTCTTTCATTTCAGTTTCAGTACTTCCACCTACGTGAACCAAAGCAACTCCACCTACAAATTTAGATAAACGTTCTTGTAATTTTTCTGCTTCAAATGGTGTAGCAGCGTTTTCAATTTGAGAGGTAAGTGACTCTACTCGTGATGTAATATCTTCTTCAGTACCATTTCCATCAATGATTGTAGTTTTTTCTTTGGTTACTGTAACTGTTTTAGCACTTCCTAACCATCCGAAATCAAAACGATCAAGTTTCATACCTTTTTCCTTGTCAAATACTTTACCACCAGTTAAGATAGCAATATCTTCAAGGATCAATTTACGACGCTCACCAAAGTCAGGTGCTTTAACAGCTGCTACTTTAAGTGTACCACGCATTTTGTTTACAATCAATGTAGCTAAAGCTTCACCATCAATATCTTCTGCGATAATCAACAATGATTTTCCTTTAGATGCTACGCCTTCCAAAATATGTACCAATTCTTTTACATTTGTAAAACGGTGGTCTGCCAATAAGATAGAAACATCTTGCAATACAGCTGACATATTGTTGTTGTTTGTAACAAAGTAAGGTGATTTGTAACCACGATCAAATTGAATACCTTCTACAACTTCAAGATATGTTTCGTCTGTTTTAGACTCTTCAATGTAAACTACACCTTCACGTCCTACTTTTTCCATAGCGCGTGAAATCAATTTACCGATTTCTGGATCGTTGTTTGCTGAAATAGTAGCAATTTGTTCAAGTTGTTCTTCAGATGAAATTTTCTCTGAATTGTCTTTAAGGGTAGCGAGTACTTCTTTTACACCAGCATCGATTCCACGTTTGATCTCAACTGCATTTGCACCTTCGTTCAATTTTGAAATACCACCTTTTACCAATTCACGTGCTAGCAAAGTAGAGGTAGTTGTACCATCACCTGCATGGTCTGCAGTTTTAATAGCTGCTTGTTTAACCATTTGTGCTCCCAAATCTTCGATTGGGTCTTCTAGTGAAGCAATTTGTTTTGCAACGCTTACACCATCTTTGGTTGAAACAACCATTCCATTTTCAACATAAACTACATTTCGACCATTAGGGCCAAGTGTTGCTACAACAGCATCTGCTAATGTGTCAATACCTTTAACTAGTTTCTTACGGGCTTCAGGGCCAAATTCAATAATCTTACTCATTTTCTTCTTTTTTAATACGTGCTAAAATTTGATTTTCGTTTCCAATATAGTACTCTTCGTTGTCAAATTGCAACTTTGAGAATCCCATTGTAGGTAAGATAACTATGTCTCCTACTTTAATTTCAGTTGGGATAAAACCAATCCCTCCTACCTGACGTCCAGGTCCAACTGCAACTACTGTTCCCTGTTCGTTTCTGTCTTTACCTGCATCTGGGATGAAGATAGAGCCGAATTGGGTTTCTTCTGCCTCAAGCGGTTTTACAATAACCGCATCAAATAATGCTTCTAATTGTTTCATATTTCTATTTTGTTTAACATTGATTCCATTCCTTCTTTGACTGTATTCCAAGTGTTGAGGTACTCTTGAATGGTTTCGTACTCACCTTGATTTTGATAAAACTTTTCTTTTGAGATGCGGTTTAGGGCATTTGCAAAGTTACTGTAGTAACCTAATACTTTTTCAGTTTCTTTACCGGATGCTTTACCGCCTCCAAATCCTCTTGTAGCAACAGACTTTTCCATAACTGTAAAGTTTGTAGCATCCTTTACAATATAAAAAGGCTCCATTGCAGGATCTTTAATTGTACATAAGTTTGATTGTGTGTCATTTTCGTCCCGAGCCGGACGACCTCTGCGTTTTGTTTCTTGCATAACTAAATTTAAATTTATAACTATAATATACGAAAACTTATTTGAACTTGCACGTTCTATTATACATACTAGAAAGCACTTTCTTCTTTACGTACCATATAATAGGTGCTTAGCGTATCTTCTGATTTGAATTCGAGTTTCATTAGGCCCTGGTAGCTCAAATAAATGCTACCACTTTCTAGATCCTTATTTTCCTTCAAAATGTTTCTAAACATATCTGAATTGAATGGTATTTCTGCTTTTTCTTGTTTGATTGTACCATACATTTGGTAAGTGATCTTGTTGTTATGACCTTGCTCATCTCCAAATGTAAATAAACACATATTGTCTCCGTTTAAGTCAACTTCAACAGAAATAGTCATTGAACCAACACCTGCTAAAGCATTTTTTGCTTTAACTAAATTGTCAACATATTCTTTTTCTAAAGGCAAAACTGCATCCCATTCTGGTTCAGTTACAGAACCTACTTTTCCAATCAATAAAGGATCGGCAAGTGCATAGGTTAAGTTAAAGGAGGCATCCGCAAATTTCATTTTGGTATAAACCGATTTGCCTTTCTCTAGTTCAAACATTAAATCACCTTGAGTGATACCTAATAGGTTTAATAGTTTTTTAGTATCAAAAATAGCTAATTCACTATCTTCAATATCAATATTGTTGTGAACGATTTTACCAATTACCTCTTTGTTTACAGACATAAAGTCTATAGTAAGGGTTTTGTCTTTGATACTCCACTTGACGGACTCGTTTTCGCCTAAGTAGTATTTGTTTATAACTGATTGTAATGTTAGTTTATTTACCATATTGTAAAGATAAGAAAAATATTTTAAGTATCCTAGCTGAAATTGAAGAATTTAGCTTTAAACGGGTTCAAATTCAATACCCATCCAATATCATTGTATACTCCCTCTAATTTGTTTCGAATTACACTATCAAATAAACCATCACGATCAATATACTTGTTGATCAATTCTGTAATTTCAGGTGGATCATTGTAGCCATTGTAACCGATTACCTCAATTTGATATGGATTTGGTTTTAAATAAGCAATATACATTTTGTCTCCAATTGTAAATTCAGGGTATTTTACATTGAGTTTCTTGTAACGCAAAAAGTCATTGTAAATAATAGCTGATTTGGTGTTGATGGGGCATTTCAATTTCAACTTAGAAAACAATTCACCAGCCATAGGTTTACGTTCAATATATTCACCTAGTTTTTTCAATCCAGTTGGTTTAAGTAACTTAATCCACTCTACTGTTTGCATTGAATTTTTAAAATCCATTACAAATTTGTCTATATCTTCTTTTGGTTTACTGAATAGAATGGATTTGATAAGTTCCTCTCCAAAGTTTCTAAAGTAAGGTGGGAAATTAGATTTCATAATGTCCAATCCTTTCATCTCTAGTTCCTCAATAGGTACACCTTCTTTATTTACAATGTAAATAGCGTATCTACGTTTACCAGCCCAATATGCTTTTTCAGCGATTACCTCCTGTTTCAACACGAAGTGGTGTTTGCCATGCATATTGAACAGATCCTGCGTAATATTGTTTAGATTTCCGTTTGCTACATCTTGGAGTTCCTCTGTCAAAACCAACAATCGTTTGATTTTTTCTTCACGATCATTGTAGTCTAGATCGGGGTTACGTTTTTTAAGCAAATCAGTCAACTCCATATAAAGTGAATCGGTATCTGAGGCGATAACAAAATCTTTAGGGTCGATTTCAAGTTGATCGGAAATGTAATTGTTTACAAATATAATCGATTCTTTTGTTAAACGTTGTCCACTGTTTGTAATCCCAGCTGAACATATTTTGAATCCATCTGTAAAGCGCCAAGAGTTGATTGCATATGTACCATACAAGGCATTTTGCAAGATCTTGAATGCCATTTGATACAAGTCATATAGTTTGTAATTGGCCCAATCTTCCGCTTTACCTGCGGTTTTCTTAAGTGCTCGATAATGTTCTCGCTGATCAAACCAGTCCTCAAGTACCTCGCAAGCAATACTTTTCTTATCGTTTGTAAAAAACGCCCCACTAGCAGAAATAGTCCAATTATTGTCTTCAATCAAGCGAATTAGAGCCCCAACTGATATTGTAGCATCTTTAAGTTGATATGAATATCGGTTTAGTTTTTGGATATGTATTTTTTCTTCAGGGTCAAGCTTCTTTAACTGTTCAAGTGAATTGTACTGCTCGTAATTGTTTTTTGTAACAATTCTACCTACCAACGTTTCAACACCCAAATTTAAAGATTTGATAATTGAAGGATATAGTGAGGTAAAGTCAAGGTCACTTACATCTGAATATAATCCTGGAATAGGATCAAGTAGATATCCACCTGCGTAACTGTCTTTTTTCTTAATTGTTCTAGGGTTACGAGCAATATATTTTCCAGCCATTGTTTTAACTATAACTTGCTTGTCCTCAAAAGCATATACTGTACCTTCAATTGTAGAAGTACCTCGTTGGTGTACAACATGATCACCCAATTCCAATTCCCTAATTGATGGGTTTGTAGTTGTCGGTTTGTTTGGTGCAATAATATTTTTACGTTTTAGATACGTTAAAATAGCACCCTCATTTAATGCAGTATTGTAGTAAATTGATTCATATGGTGTATGGCATAGGTGGGAAATCAAAATAGTCAATTCAATAAACTTCTGTTTTTCCTCTAGTGCCTCAATGATTTCAACATCTCGAATGTTGTAGTCGATGAATTTGTTTGGGTCTTCTCTAAACAATGTATCCAAACTACCATTGTATTCAATTTTTCCTAGTTTAGCATACTTGGTTCCAATGTCACCTAGTTTATATGATGGTTCTTCCTTCATAATATATTTGCGAAGCAACATCATATAGTCTAGACTGTTAACTAAACCAATACGAATTGGGGAATTGGGTTGGGATGGTACCTCTTCAATTTTACCTACTGGGGATAAGCGATATACTTCATCTCCTAGTTTTTTCTTGATTCGATAGTACAAATATGGAATATCAAAGAAATCACTGTTGTAACCTACAACAATTGTAGGATCCATTTGTTCCCATTTCAATAAAAACTTACGTAGTAAAGTATCTTCACTTGCACAAGAAATAACTTGCTTACCATCTTGATCGATGTCTTCAATTTTACCTGCTTTATCTAAGATAAAACATATTTTTTCTTTAGTAGAAGCATCAATCAAAGCAATTGCTGTAATCTCAGCATTTGCCTCTTTGATTGTAACTGGTGTAAGTGCACCTAGAATTTCAATCTCAATATCCAAATAAACGGTATTGTGGTAGGAGGGCATTTCATCTGTCTTGTAATACAAATCCCTTAACAATACAAGTTCACGGTCAATATCTTTTTCTAGAATAGTAGGATCTTTTCTATCGTATTTACCTTGGAGAGGGGAACATCTATCACCAAATAGTGTTTCATATTCCCCTTCTTCATCAAGTTTATAGACAGTGGGCCAATACTGGAATTTGTGTATTCCTTTTTTATCGTCCCTGAGATAGTAATGCCATTGATCCTCTCCGGGTAATCTATTGTAGAAAACCGATTGATACATAACTCTTATTTGTTGTTTTATTTAAAAAATTGGGTAAGGTCGGGTCTGAAGTAATTAATGTTCTTCATAACTTTGCGATCGCGTGTTCTATAGACGATAAAATACTTACCAACCTGTTCATAGTGACATGGTTCCTTTTGCTCTGCGGAACGTACTCTAACGGTCTCTTGTGCCTCTTCTTCACTAGTGCAAGCTTTGCTAAGATTTGACGCCTGTACTTCTTGATACGCGGGCCATACTTTATCCTTAAGACCATGTAGCATAGCACCGTTACCCAGTGAAACATAGGTAATGTCACATAGAGCATCAAGCACTTCAACAATATTGCCCGTTTCACACGCATGCTTATATTCCTCGAGTTCTTCCAAAATGAAATTGTATACAAACATCCACTCCTTCTCCTCGGGAATGACCGGGTCATAATTATTAGGCTTTCCCATAATTGCGTTGAATTCCTCAACTTCTGATACAAACGGAACGTAGGTTTGTTCGGGAATATCTTCCTTAACTGCCTTTTTAGCTAGGAAAGGAAGAATCTTGTTTTTATAGGCTTTAAATAGTCTCATATCTGGTGTCCTCCGTTATTGATTTTTAATGAATCAAAGAATTCTTTACGTGCTTGATTATCATTATCCATAAACACACCTGATGCTTTTGTAGTTACCATTGAAGCACCTTGGTGTTTAACACCTCTACAAGATACACAATTATGTGTTGCTACTGTAGTAACGATTACACCACGATTGCCTTCACATACTTTGCTTACTGCTTGGTGAATGGCTGCAGTCAATTGCTCTTGAATAGCACCTCGACGACCAAAATGTTCTACAATACGGTTCAATTTAGATAAACCAATAACACGTCCACCTTCTCCAACTACATAACCAACGTGAACTACTCCTCCAATTGTTTGGTGGTGGTGTGAACACATTGAAGTTAAAGGAATGTTGCGCTCAATAACAATACCATCGTATCCGTCTGATGGGAATGAAGTAATATCTGACATTGCATTATATCGACCTGCAAATAAATCAAATACATAGGCTTTTGCTACACGGCGTGGAGTATCTTCTGAATTGGGGTCGTTTCGCCAATCAACACCTAAAGCATCTAGAAATTTACCATAAGCTTCTTCTGCTTCATCTACCATTGCCCATTTTTCTTTTTCGGTAAGGGGAAAACCAGGTGCAACTCCATTTGCAAAACCTGTTTGCACACATTCTAAATCGTTGTGCTGTTTTTTTCGATTGTTTTCTGACATATAACTAATTATTTTATATAAATGTACGGATAACCTTTAAGATATCCAAGTTAGAGTGCATAAATGTAATCTAAATTACGCTCTTTTTTATCGTTATCCATCCCATAACCTACTACCCATTCATCTTGAATCATAAAACCATAATAGTGATAGTATTCTGGTAGGGGTGAAACATCTCTGGTTAATAGGGTAATCATCTTAAGTGATTCAGGGTTTTGAGTATTTAAATGTTCTAAAATTCTATTTAAAGTATTTCCAGTATCATAAAAATCATCTACAACATACACATGTTTTCCTTCAATATTTGTTTCAATATCTTTTGTAATGTGAACTACACCTTGATCTTGACCGTTATATGATTTAGCTCGTATAAAATCAACTTCAACATTAGTTGACATATTTTTTACTAAATCACTAAAAAACATAAAACCACCATTCAACACACAAATCATTACAACTTCGTCATCAGCAGTATGTTTAAAATCAATAGCATGAGCCATTTCTATTACTTTATCTTGGATTTGTTCAGATGTAAATAAAATCATACTCCTCGTTTTGTATCGAAGGCAATGATGTGGTCACGCCCTGTCATATTATAACCTTTTTCAGCACACATATCAAATACAATTGGATACATTTTAACAAGTTCCTCACGTGTATCACCTGCTGGCATGATGAATGTTTTGTGTTTTGGAATGTTAAGTGCTACTCTAAATGCTTCAATCTCAGCTAAATTTTCTTCAGTACCATCCCAAACTGGTTTGTAGTGATAATCGATATGGTATTCTAAAGTTTGCTTAATTGTGTCTAATTTTAGACGAAACTTATTGTGTTGGTCAATCATTTTTTGGTCCACAATCGCTCCTTGAGGCGTTTGAGCTCCCACAACGGGAATACTATTACCAAACTTAGGACTGAGCGAAATAAGATCAATAGGATAGTCAGTAGCGAGGAAATGACTACCTTCAGTCTCAATAGTAATGAGGATATCTCTTTCATTTGCAAAATGCGTTAGTTCGTTTACTAATTTTGGATGCATCGTAGGTGAACCTCCAGTTAACATCATTTCTTTGATATGTGGATTTTCATCATAAATTTTGATGATGTCGTTAAAGGTAAACGTACCTTTTTCTGGGTGGATACTTGTATACCAAGAATCGCACCAACCACCTTCTCCAAAGTAGCAACGGTGAGTACAACCTGTTGTGCGAACTGCAATCGTTGGACGTCCAAAACGAGATCCCTCGCTTTGAACGCAACGATATAATTCTACAATTGGTAAAACTTTGTTATAATCTTCAATTCTTCCTAGAGTAGATTCCATTTTTCTTTTACTTGTGCTTCTGTTAAAACTCCGATTGTTTTGTCTGCTTCTTGTCCATCTTTTAAGAACACTAATGTAGGTATACTTCTAATATTATATTGGGTAGCTAGTTGAGGGTTTTCGTCTATGTTTACAAATTGTACAGGAAGATCTTGTCCTACTCGCTCCATAATTGGTTTGAAATTCTTACATGGCATACACCAGTTGGCAGAGAAATAAAGTATTTGTTTCATTTTGTTATTGTATAAGTGAATTTAATGTCACCAAAAGTGGTGGTGGAAGTATAATAATTATCCTTCATAAATACTAGAGTTATTGTCGTTCTCGAAACATTCTACTTTGATACATTTGCATCTTCCGGCGTCTGTATTGGCTAGAACTTCGTTAAATTTGTCAAATACCAACTTAGCACATGATTCTGCGCCCATTTTGTCCATTACTCGAAGTGCGCATAAACCTTCCATCGCTGCCGATTCGAAAAAGTCTAAGTATGGATCGTCCTTCTCGATCAACAATGTGTGATCCCACATATAATTCATCCAAGATTTCAAACCATTTCCTACAGGTGCATCTTTAAAGCCTCCGTAATCAACAATCCAGTTCATATCGTCTAGTTGGTTTTCCTCTAGCGGTTCGTTTGAAGCAAACCATACTTTGAATTTCAAAGCATAACCATGTAGCAATTCACAATGTGAGTGAGATGCTCTCCATTGTCTAAGTGCTACTGAATAATTTTCAAATAATTTGGTGCTAATATATCTACCCATTTTTCTTAGTTTTTTTAAATGTTTTAATTTCTGTATCTATATCTGTTAATTCAATAGTAATGTACTCAGGAAAGAACATATTCAATCCAATTCCGGTACATACTTTAATTGTTTTTTTCTTTGCCATAACTTTTTGATGTAATTCCCAGTTTATGATGCTTTTATCCTGCATGGCTGGCTAATACTTTATTTACTTCTTTTACTACGTGTTCCCAACTTACAGGACCTTCTTCATCAGCATAAAGTACTGGGTCAGGTTTTCCTAGTTTAATAAATGCTTCTACACGTTCCACAGAACTTGCTGATTTGTAATCCGAGAACCACCATTGGATTTCAGTAATACTGTTTCCTTCTTCATAAGCCATTTTATGGAAAATTGGTTTGTATGAAGTATTTGTACGAGAATATACTTCGTTAAAGTCTAAACCTAATTCACCACATAATACTTCTCCATCTTGTAAAATGGTGAATTTATCACCTTCAAGATATGGTGTAAAGTAACCTACTTTTTCAGAACCCCAATTACCAATTCTAAATGCTGCATCATCTGCATCACGGAATTCTTGTCTGCAATCAGGATAAATTGCATGATCACCTGCATGTATTCCTAAAGCAATATCACATTGTTCACCTGTTTTATCTGCAATTGAAAGAGCAACTGCTTGAGTAATTGAAGCAAAGATTTTGTTACGATTAGGAACAACTGTTGCTTTCATATTTTCTTCAGCATAGTGCCCTTCAGGTACTTCATCTCCACCTGTTACAAGTGCTGAATTAAGCAGGTCAACTAGGCCATCTAATTTAATTTGACGGTAATTAATAGGGAAATAAGGTGCTTTATCACCATCTTCTACTATTTTATTTTCTTTATCATTAATATAATCTACTAATGATTGAGCACGTTCAAGCTCAACTCTATGTTTTTGACCATAGTCAAATGAAAGTGCAGTTACTGTATCGTACTCTTTCAAGCAACGAAGTAACAATGTGGAGGAATCCATCCCTCCAGATAAGGATACTACTACGTGTTTTGCCATAATTCACTATTTAAATTTTTAAATTCTTGTTTGGTTAATCCTTTCATTAACATATACATTTCAAAGTCAATATCCAAGAGTCTCCAATGATCATACCATTCAGACTTCCAAGTCTCACGATATTTTTCAAATTCTTCTTTAGAAAGGGAGTTCATCATCTTCAAGATTTCCTGTCCAATCATGCCCTTGAGGCAAGTCTTCAATTTGATACGACGCTGGTTCTCTAAAATAAAAATCTAGAAAATTCTTAGGGTACAAATATACTATTCCTGTATATTTTGGGTTTGAAACCTCTCTCTTTTCTAATCTAATCCCAGCTTCTGTTGCAGCTATTGCTACTTCTTTACCTAGTTCAAGTCCTGCGGCATGTCCTAGATAATCATATAAACTTAAATATTCCATAACTTATTATTTGCTTTGAATATACAAAAGAAAAATATGGGCTCCAAATTAGAGCCCATTTATTTTGCGAAACATTTCAACATTGTATTCTACAAGATCTTCGTTTACAAAGTCAATGCTTACGTCTTGGTATTTATTCATGTTTGCAATTGGTTTCATATGCAACCCCATTTTTGTATAAGGCATTTCACCGATTGCAGCCATAATTGGATTTGATGTATCAATTGATTCGATACAAGGGATGTTTTTATACATTCCAAATTCAATAGGGGAAGCAGTTCCAAGCAAATGTACTCGATCACCTGGTAGAAGTGTTTTGTTTTGCATAAATTGGGAAACAACCATATATCGTCCAATTGCTTTACCTAAATCTTTGTTTGGATGTGGACACATTTCATGATAGTATTCTGCACCATATGAAAATGCAATTTTCTTGTATCCAAAATCACGATATGCTTGTACGCATAATCCAGCTTCATAGGTTGATTTTGCTTGTACTACTGCTACTTTGGTTACTCCTTCAGGCAATTGTACTTTAGACCATTGCTTTGCATTTCTAACTGAAGCAGCATAATCTTCCCATACATCTGGAACGATGAATTCATTTGGTTTAATTTCATTGATCCAATGCATTAAACGTTCTGTATCATATGCTTCACCCAGTTCATGGAGTGAATTATCCATTACAATATATCGACCCATTTTCTTGGATTCGTAGAAGAAATTGCGATATTCTTCATTTTCATCCATCAAGTGGGGCAATAAGTAATCATAGTCGTTAAACTCTCGACTTTTTTCTAAGAGGCAAAATGGTACCTCGTGGCTAATTTTTATTTGTTTCATGCTTCTGCGTATGCGTGTTCGTAAATTTCTTCTTTTATTGTGTCTAAATCTGCAAATCTATTTGCATCATATCCGATCCAACGTAATCCCATTCTAGTAGTGCCTTCATTTGCTATACCTTCAATGATGAAAACTCGTTGATCGTAATTGTTTACAAATTCATCTACTACATTATATTCTCTACCTTTAACTACTTGAGCACCTTCAGGTAGTCTACTATCGTTTATACAAACTACTGTTTTCATCTCCAATTTATTTTAAAGTTTACAACCTTTCTTGCGTAACCATTTACTTGAGGATAACCTGTATTGTAGTATCCAAATGTAACAGCCCAATTTCTATAGCGATTATATAATCGTCTTACATAACCTAATGAAGTTTTTACGTTATATTCAATATCTGTACGTAAACGTTCACGTGAAACACCATCTTTGTTTAAGTAACGTGCTGTTGAAAGCAAAATTTGCATTGGTCCTTCAGCACCTGTAGGAGATGTTTGAGCTGGATTGTATTTCCATTGGAATGGTCCTTCGTATCTTGTTTCACAATATGCTACTCCAAATGCATAATTCAATGGAATATCAAATGTATCAGCGTATGCTTTAATGTATTTGTACATTTGCAATGATGGTGGTGAACCTTGATCGATACTGTCAGGAATGCGCACTTCTTGAGTTGATTGCACTTCCGGTTCAGTAACAGTAAGGGCGGTAGCAATTACTGCTCCCGCCACAATACCAATTTTAATACTATTTACTAGCATTCGTTGCTTCTTGGTGGATACGATTTGCATACATTCCAAAGATTGTTTGACCAATCTCGTCTGAATACACAATATATTCTCCAGTTGCACGTTCGATCATGATCAATTCGTTTGATTCGTTGACTGCAATTGAAATTTCCTCAGGGGAATATGCATGTGCATATGGGTTTTCTACTTTTGTTTGTTCTTTTGCTTTATGTGCTTGATAAGCTGATCCTAAACTAAACATTGCTGTTCCTACTGCAACTAGAATGATAACATTCATGGCTGGTTTCAATAAATTCATAACTGTTTCGTGTGAAATTTTCATATAACTTTGATTTGTGGGATTACTTTTTCTTATTTTTTCTAGGTTTTTTAACATCTTTGTGAACTTCTTTCCAAATATGGAGTTCGGTTTCAAACGTATTACCTTCAAATAGTGGTTGTTTATCTAACCTTTCATGGTTAGTAACTGTACCATTAGGCCAAAGTGTTTTGGAAATACGGATACGTTTTGAGGGTTGTGATGGTTGTTTGCAAAGCAAACCTAGTCGTCTTAGAAACGACTTGAACTTAGCTTTTGTTTTTTTTCTAAATGTCATAACTCTTATTTTTATACTCTAATATACGAAACTTCTTTTTCAGAACCAAATTCTTCTTTAAGAAGATTTGAAATTCTGGCTTTGGCTTTTTCACCTAAAGGTATAGCATTTCCACCTTCATCAATTTGAACAAACGTAATATTTGTTTTCAATATCAAGTCTTGTTTTCCAGTATAAACATTATGTGCTCTTGCCTCCATATAAAGAGTCATTGAACTGTTTCCAACTTTAAGTGGACGTCCATAGATTTTTAATAGCTGAGATTCTTTAGCTGGGCGTTCAAAATTACATTGGTCAATACTTACTGTTACCATTCTTGGGGTATCACAAAGCTGCATTGCATAACCTGCAGCTGAAGCATCTATCCAACTCAATAGTTTACCTCCAAATAGGTTACCGTGGAAACCAAGGTCAGATTTTTTGATTGGGTGTGTATTTAAAATTTCCATATTAGTTGCTTAAAGGGAATTTAATTGCAGGATGCGATTCATAGTTTTCTAAAAGTACATCACTTGGGGAACTACAATAGATTCCATCTTGGATAGTTACTTTTGGCAGTTTCATTGGTTGTCTATTTAATTGCTCTCTAACACCATCTTGTTGGTCTAAATAGATATGACAATCACCTAAATTACCAACTAATTCTTCAGGCACCATATTTACTTCATCTGCAATCATCATCAATAATAAAGCATAACTTGCAATGTTAAATGGTAAACCAAGTGGAGTATCTACTGAACGTTGGTTCCACATTAAAGAGATTGCTCTTGTTGGAGTTGAAGGTTTGGCTATTTCTTCTACAATATAAAGATTTTCCCATTCAACATTAGTGTTCTTCATAACCCATTGAACTTGTTCTTCCCATGTTAACTCTCTTGTATAAACTTGAAATCCATAATGACAAGGTGGAAGAACCATTTGGTCTAATTCACCTACATTCCAAGCATTAACCATCAATCGTCTAGAATCTGGGTTTGTTTTGAGATCTTGGATTAGTTTTTGTATTTGGTCTATTTCAGATATTCCATACTGCATTCCATCATCTTCAATTTTACCCCATTTTCTCCATTGTGCACCATACACAGGACCTAATTCACCCCACTTCTTAGCAAACTCATCATCCGTTTTGATTTTGTTGATGAATTCTTCTTGAGTGAAAGAACGTTTTACTTGTTCATCCTCATAAAATTCGTGACCATCTTTATAAGCTGTACAATAATTCTTATAAGCATCACCATCCCAAATATGACAATTATTGTCAACTAGGAACTTGATGTTTGTATCACCACGTAAAAACCATAACAATTCAGTTACAATTGTTTTAAATGGCATTTTCTTGGTTGTCAATAAAGGAAAGCCCAATCGCATATCGTGACGAATCTGTCTTCCAAATACTGAAATGGTTCCAGTGCCAGTGCGGTCTTGTTTTTTTACTCCATTGTTTAAAATGTCATGAAGTAGTTTTAGGTAGTCATGTTCTATGTTGTTCATTTTGACCATTCTACAGTGAAACCAAAATCCCAAAACAATACATTAGCACTTAAGCAAAGTAATCTTACATTGCGGGATATTTTGTTGTGTGTTATATACATTGCAGGCCAAAGAGCCATTTGTGTAAATCCACCTTCTAAGGTGTTGTGTAAATAAAATCTAATTCTCATAACTATAATTTTCTAAAACGGTTTGCTTGATAATCTTCCACACGTAATTTATCGTGCCATTCACTATACGGACGAGCATGGAATCCTCCAAATGAAAGTGATTTGTATATTACAAGTACTTCATCTGTGTCTGTATGATTACACATTGCTACAATTTCATAAAGGCCACCTTTGTAGTGTTGCCAACGTTCTCCTGGTTTAGGGTAATCTCCTTGATTATTTTGTTTTGCTTCCATATTTTTTCTTTAAATGTCTTGCCCAAGCATCTTGTTTTGAGGGGTGGATGAAAAACCATCCTAGATTTAATTCAAACCATCTGTTTAATTTGTACCACATATTACGCATTTTTTTTAGGTCTACCACGTTTTGCTTGTAAAACTCTAGGTAGGGGTTGGTTTAATACTTTTTTAGGACGCCCACGCATGTCTTTACGAACACCAGCTGGGAGTTTGTATAAAAATTCTTCTGCAAAGTAATAGAACTCTAAAATAGTGCCGTTGAATTTAACAAATTTTTCCTCTAGTTCTTCTCTAGTAATTCTATATTCAGCTGTAAATGCTTCATATAAAGCAAGCATACGATTTGTTTCTTCCTTTTCAAAGTCTTCCATCAATTTTTTGTAACGTTGAATGTCAACTGCAAGTAACTCAAGTTGATAACGAGTATCGTGTTTGGTCAAGTCAAGTTTGTCTTTTGCAGTATAAAGTGCAAGTTGCGCTTGCCAAAAATAAGGAGATGGATTGAAATCACCATTTAGAATACGGTCTTTAAGTAAAGCACGTTTACCTAATGGAACAACTTTGTCTGTGTGGGTTCTCCACCACATAAATTTATTGTAGTTGAGTGGTTGGAGCTTTTTGATATGCTCCATAACTGTTTCTTTACTATGACGAATATTACTTTCTTTGATAAATGCGTACATAACCTTTGTTTTCGCTAAATGTACGAAGATTCTTTAAGAAAGCCAAGTATTTTTAAGCAATTTCAAAAGAACCATTCCAAAGAAATCTATCACTATTTGCCCATGTAAATGGTTGAGTTGCATTAACATCTAATGCTGTGCCGCCTGTTGATTGGTACTGTATTGCTGTTTTAAAATTAAATCCAGCGCGTGCTCCGTTTAATACAGCATTATACCAAGCTGAGCCATTATCTAGTAAATTTGTTGTCATTAATATAGCATCAGCGTGTGATGCTGTAAATGGCATTGAAACATACCATTCTCCAGAACCAAATGTTGTAGATGATCCCATTACTATATTACCTCTTACAAAACAAGTTTTACCAATTACTTTATACCAACCTTGTAATGAACCGTTTCCAATCACAGGATTAACGGATGCTGCTGTCCAAACAGGAGTATATGAAGTCCAGGTACCTTCATATGAAGGGACAATAGAAGCAGTACTTGCATAAGAAGCACTTGTAGAAGTTAATGAACTTAAATCTACAGTAAATGTGTCTCCGTTTCCTTTTGTAAATGTTAAACGAGGGTCTGAAAAAGATGCTGTTGTTAATAGAGATCCTGTATTAGTAGAGTTATCCCCACTTAAAGCATATGATGCTGTAATGGCTGAGCTAACTAAAGTATTTTGGAGGGTAATAGATCCTTCTTGAGGGAGATAATATTCTTCTCCTGTATTAGGAACTATAACTTTTATCCAATTTAAGGATTGTACTGATTGTAAATTTTCCATCTCGTATTATAAATATTAATACGTTATGATATTATCTAGGTCCCTTAAACGATTTTGTAGTTGTTCAATGGCAGGAGCTGCTTTTCTACCTGATACTCCTGAACGGTTTATTTTGTCTATTTCAAATTGAATAGCTTGTTTTTCTGCTTCAATCTCCTCTTTTGGGGTTGTTTGTTGAGATTCAATTACAGGTTCAGGTTCAATTGGTTTTGGTTCACCATAAATGTTTATTTTAGGTTTGCGTTGTTCAAATGCTTGATTTGTTGCTATAACAAGGGTAATGGCTAGTGGATCAAACACAAAAATTAACATGAATATGAACCAATTTGCAACCGTTTTAAGGTCAGCTCCCGTAATTTCACTTACATATTGTACAGCACCTAGTTCATTTGCCTCACTTGCTTTAGATTCCATATCTAAAATTTGAATATCTAGGTTTGTAATGGAATCGTTTAAAGCATCTATTTTAGTAGATAGTTTATCTCTATTGGTTTGAGCACCTGCAAGTTGTGTTTCAAATGATTTACGGTTAGCATTATTTGCTTTTGTAACCATTTGTCCAGTTTTAGCATCTACTGATTGAGTGGTTGTATTTGTGGATAAAGCATTACGTAACTGGGAAATGTCTTTGTCTAGAATGGTTTTTTCTTTGGAGAGTTCAAGTTTAATTTCCTCAAATCTCTGTTTTTTAACTTCTATATTTTGAATTTGTTTGGTTCCAATTTCAAGTTTAGCAATATTTTCTTGAAATCCTGTACTTAATAAACCATAAATTCCAATAGAAGTAATAACAGATAACACTACTAGTGCTACAGTTAAATATACTTTTAAAAGAGCATATGTTTTTTTCCATGCATTATGGAGATAAGTTGCAATTGCAATTTTGGATACTTCCAAAAATGAACCCATTACAATCACAGGTATAGCTACACCGGTAAATACTACAGATAAACCAATTACACTATAATAAGCTGCTGTTGACGATAGTCCTATCGCACAAAACAGCAAAAACCAAGGTAAATATTTTTGTTGCATGGTCGGAAATATAAGGAGCCCCTATCGGGGCTCCAAGAATTTTTAAAAATTTTAATTATTTGTATGGTACATAAGATGTAGCACCACCTTTTCTAACCGCTTTAAGGATTTGTTTACGTTGCTTTCCTGTTGACTCGTAAGAAACGTGTACCCAATCTGGGTTAGCATCTGTTCCAAATTCCCAAATTAATTGATCAAAATTTAGATTTTCTTTAATAAAATCAAACACCATTTTGTTTGTAACACCACCTGCATGTCCATCCATATCGATGTCAATTGCTTCACCTGTACAATGTTGTGAAGAAGCGGCACCACCAATTGCTTTATTTAAAGCAGCTGAACGGTAACCTGAAGAAATGTGGATTGGTTTTCCAAAATGTTTTCTAATTGGCTCAAAAACGTTTTCAGCCAATAGTTTGAAATTAGCAATGTGGGCTTCTGTTGGCATGTTTGAAACCCCTCTGCGTTTTGCAGTTTCACTACGTGTTACTTCTGCTAATGATAAATGTTCACTTAGTTGCATAGTTTATTATTTAACGTATTCGTAATATTTGTATGTTTTTGCTTTACGGTCTTCTAATCCGTGAGTACCTCCGTTAATGCGTTTTGTCAATGCTAAAATAGCAGCATCATTGATTCCTTGATCACAAATAGCCCACAATTTATTTCTTTCAAAGAAAAACATTGCTGATTCAAAAGAATATTTTGTAGCTACTAGATCAGGATTTTCCATCACTTCGTTATTGCCTAAATACTTTGCAAACGCCTCATAATTAGCTTTACCAGTCAATTGTAATGCACCACGACCTCTAAATTTCCAACCATCGCCTGAAGCTTCGTTTCCGTTACCCATTCTATCTGCATAAACTCGGTTAGCAATTTTTTCAGGTTGACGAGCATAAGATTCTTCTAGGTTACCAGGAAAATATTTCCCAAAGATACCTTGTAAACCTTGTGCTGAATAATTTAGGTTTTCGCTAAATGCTTTAAAGCCACCTGTTTCGTGTGATGTTTGTGCAAAGAAATGTGCTGCGCGAATTGGGGTTAACTTAAGCAATGTCATTGCTGCTTTCATTGTACCTGGGCCAAAAGCACCATCTGCGGCTACTCCGGCTCTTTCTTGTAAACTTTTTAAGCTCATTATCCTTCTGTTTCGTCGTTACTATCTTTACCTTTATTAATCCATTTATCAACAGAAGCAATTCCAAATGAACCTAGTACAATTACCATAAATCCATCAAAAATAAACTCGTTGATTACTAATGGTTTGCCTGAAAAACCTGTAAGGATATCTACTCCTAGGGCAATTACCATCATAAAAAATGCGATAAAACCAACTACTGCTTTTTCGTTGATTGAATTGTTGTCGTCAAACAACTGTCTAAAAAATTTTCTCATAATGTTTTCTTTTATTATAAATATTAAGGTTTTGAATAAAATTCAATTTGGTTTTGGGCGTGCTCCAGTAACCAAGGCTCTATATTTGGTAATAAAAGAAGGAATTGCATTTCATATACGTAGCACCTAAATTCTTCTTGATGCTCGGTCATTTTATAGCCTTTCCTTTGAAAATATAGGTGTAAAGATTCATGAACTAGTACTGCTGCTATGTTGTTTATGTTTTTTGATTTGATATCTCTTTGAGAAATCAATATAACATATCCACTTTCGGTTGTTGAAAAAGGAGCAGTTGAATAGCTGATTTGGGAACAATTTTCGAGTAATACTTTATAGCGTGTTGTATCGTATTGTTTTATCAAGTCTATCGCTTGTTCAACGGTTTGTTTCCAACCATCACCAACATCATCGATTTTGATTTGAGCAAATAGATTAACCGATAAAAATAAATTAAGGCATAGTAATAACTGCTTCATGGATGCCTTTTTTAAGTGCAGATGATACAGTCATTTTAGAAAATGGCACTTTATTATCTACTAGTTCAATCATAACTGCTCTTACTTCGGTTTCAGATTCACCTATACCTTCATAACATTTTCCTTTATAGTAAATGCGTACACCTACCTGGGTTATTTGGTTTGTTTTTTCAACTCCTACAATTCGGATTGTATATTTTGGGATACCAAAGTAAAATATTTCTACTTTAACAGGCTCTCCAGTTTCAGCCATACAGTATTTTTCAGATAATTCATCTTCAACGATTTGTTTTACACCAAAGCGAATGTCTCTATTTCCAAGTTCACGTAGTTTAG